AAGTACTTTGTCCTCATCCTTCAATCCCCACATTGTTATAACATCATCACCGTTGTACTCACTAGGTCTTAGCATTCTTGCTACTCTAGCCTGTACTAAGGCATCCTCTTCTGTTAGTTCTTTCTCTTCATAGGTAGCTACGATAGCTTCCCATATTTCCTGTTCATTGGATAGGTCAAGGGGTTGAAGTATCTTCTCTGCCTTTTTAGGTCCTATCCCAGGACATCCTTTGTAACCATCACTCGTATCACCAGTTAGTATCTGTGTGTAGAAGAGCAAATCTGCTTCTTCTTGTTCTACTCTATATGCCTCAAGCTTATTGTAGTTATAGTGAGAGCCAGGTGCTTGGTTTAAATCTTTGTCAATATGACATAGCACCCATTCATCAGGTTCATCATACATCTTCCATACACAATAATCATCTGCTTCTACATAAGTAGGAGTATGAGTATCCCAAGTATCCATTGCATACTCTCTTAATGGTCTGAGTAGTTCTAGTGGATACTTAGGTGGCTTCCTATTACTTTTATAACTAGGTAGCACATCGTGCCTAAATGTTTTCTTTGGGCTTAGTACCATAAGGTAGGAAGTAGCATCAGTAGCTTCCATAATGGCTGCTATGTTTTCTGCTAGTCCAGCCCTTGCTCGGTCTAAGTCCGTTATTATTGTGGTTGTCTCTTCATCCCACTCTATTACTTCTTGGTGGATAGCTGCATACTTATATATCAGGCTATCACTGTCTATTAGTGCTTTCATCTTTATCTATACTCCACGTTTTTTTATTGTTATCTATATAACCTACTTTCTTATTTCCCCATTGCCTGTTACCAAAGTCTGTTTGCTTAGGTAATCTTTTGTTCTCCCAATTAAAGTTATACTCTTCTAGGCATAACTTAGTTATATTAAAAATCATAACTATCTTAGGAGTACAGCACACATACAGTGCTTGTCTATCTGTTGCTCTAGCCTCAAACACCAAGGCATCCAGCTTATCGTACTCAATCATTTGAGTGTTGTAGTGTGCTCTTCTACACTTGAGCTCTACTACGTAATCTTCGTTCTCTGCATCCCAACGGCAGTAAGTATCATCTGTCTTACATAATTCCCATTGAAATGTTTCGTTTAATTTTTCTAGTAGTTTTCTCTCATTCATTCCCAAGTAATTCCCTTAGGTCTAATTCAGGTACTACTCCTACTTTTATGGTTGTTACTCCTTCTGCTATTACAATAGTAGTAGGCACACCTCTAATACCATATTCGCTTGCCATCTCTACACCATCATCAGTTTCAATATCTACACTTTGAACTTCTGCGGTAGGGTAGTCACTTAGTACCTTTGTAAATATAGGTAAGTATTGTTTGCAGGGTTCACACCAGCTTGCTGTAAAGCGTATAACTTTAGTGGACATAAGTATCTACCTCGTGCTGGGAAATATCTAAGCTACCCTCTAGAGTCCCACCTAACTCTGTATTCATTTCTTCTATGTGGGGGAGTATGTCTTGCGTTGCGTGTATAGCAAACATAATATCAAGTATTGGGATAGGTGTTTCTTCATTAAGGTGTTCTAGATAATCAAACACCAAATCCTCAAACCCCGATATGGGGAGCGATAGTCCGTTGTCCGCTATGAAATCATCATATGTCATTTATTCTCCTCAAGTTTTGTTAGTTCCAGCATTACCTTGTTAAGATACCACTGTGCTTTTTTTAAATCCTCCAGACCATTCTTGTATTTATATCTTGATACGTACTTAATAATATTACCTTCTAAGTAGTTTAGTTCTTGGTCTAAGATGAAATCTATTACTTCTATTTTTCCTTGTTTGTAGTGACTAGGGTTTATGTTGTCCTGTGCCATTCTCGTCTCCTTTACTTATTGTTTTAAAGCCTAAGTCCTGTAGTATTTTTAATGTAGTCAGCATACTAGCTATAATGTCATCATCAATATCTAACTTAGTTGTTCCTACTCTCTCTATTGCTTCTCTTATGTCTATCTTGTTGTTACACCTCACTTATGGTCACCTCAACATAGCTCTCTTCTGCTCCCCCTCCCCATTCAATTAAGAAATAAGGGATACGAGTAACATCGTCATCCACTAATATTCCTTTCTCGACTAAGGCATCATTCAGGAATTTACTGACTGGAAACCAGAAGTTATCTACATCCCTACGTCTCTTACCTTTGAAGAATAACTTGTATTCCATCTTCACAGGTTTGTCGTAAGGTTCTATATTGACTCGCTCAAACTCTTCAAAGCAGATTCTAGCATAAGCCTTCTTTGCATTAGAGAGTGAGTAGTAGTGTGCGTTTCTATAAATGTTTGCTGATAGAAGGTTAGTACCCTTCTTGGTTTTAACTGTGGGGTAAGGCAACCGTAGTTTAGTGGGTTGCCTCCCAGTTGTTTCCGACATTCGCTTCTCCTTCAAGTTTAATTCTAAAGTCTAAGTGAGAAGTAACATCTGCAAAGGTAGCCTCTAACACCTTGCTAACATAAGCTACATCACTTTCGTCAACCTCACATTGCACTTCATCGTGGATGTTGCCTACTAACTTTATCTTATCCCCCAGTTTTTTGGCTATCTCTATTGTATAGTACTTCATTACGTATGCACCAGCTGATTGAAGTAGTACATTAAGAGCTGAATGTTCACTCCTTATGTACAGCTTCCTGCCTGTTATACCAATGATGTAGCCCTTACTTGCTGATTTCTTTACAGCAGTAATAAGCTTCTCTAATGCTGGTAGGGACTTGAAGAACTTATCCTTCAGTGCCTTACCTTCTTTAGATTTACCACCAACAATAGAACCAATCTTTGCATCTCCTGCTCCATAAAGGAAGGCGTAGATAAATGTCTTAGCTTGGTCTCTAGTCTCTAGTCCTGCTGCTTTTTGATTAACAGTATGAATGTCTCCATCTAATACTTGTTCACCATAAGCACCTTTGTCATACCTAGCCATAAAGTGAGCAAGCATCCTGAGTTCTAAACCACTAGCATCACAACCTATTAGTTTCTTACCTTTGGGTACTGTGAACAAAGACCTACACTCCTTACCTTTGAATGCTCTACCGCTAGGTACTTGAGCAAGGTTAGGGTTTCTATGTGTACATCTACCAGTAACAGCACCAAGAGTATCAAGCTCTCCGTGTATTCTATCGTCCTCTTTGACAAGTTTTAACCAAGCGTTCTTTCCTTCTGACAGCATACCTACTACCTTTTGTAAATCAAAGTACTTAGCTAGTAGCTGTGCCTCAGGATAAGGAAGGGAGTTAAGAACAGAAGCATCTACTATGGGTGATTTCTTGTCTGTAAACTTAGTAGGATTCCAGTCATACAAGTCATACAACCACTTGACTATGTGCTGTCTGCTACTAGGGTTAAAGTTAGTAAGAACAACAGGAGTATGGGAGTAGTAAGCAACACCTAAACGATTGAATGGTTCTTTCTTATACGTCTTAGTACCTCCTGTCTTAGCTAGGTACTTAGGCTTGAACACTTTCTTAAGGTCTGCTTCTATCTGCTCCTTCTCAATCATCAGCTCTACGTGTAGTCGTTGTGCTTTCTCTACGTCAAAGTACCAACCGTTCTCTGTTTGTTTTTGTATTACCTTAGCAAAGTCCTGTTCCACTTTCAAAGCTTCATCAGGTACTGACTTGCTCTGTAATTTTTTCCATAATTTTACAGTTAGGCTTACATCCTGCCTACAGTAGTCAAGCATAGAAGGAGTGAATACCTCCCAGGCATTCTCCTGCTTACCGAAGTCACCCTTGTTATCACCTAGTCTATATCCCCAAGCCTCTAAGCTATGTCTACCGTGGAACTTCTTAGGTAGTCTTCCCTTGTTGGAGTGAGTTAATAAATCTAGTTGCATCAGATTGTAGTAGGCAAGCTTACTAAGTATCAATGTGTCTACTACCTCATCAGTAAGAGATACGAATGGGTATAGTTTTCGTATCACAGGTACATCGAACCCTATGATATTGTGACCAACTAGCACATCGAACTCAGCTAACTTTGCTAGTCCTTCATCCATATCTTTATTGGTGTAGTTCCAGTATTGCTTCTCTTTTACATCAAAGATAACCATACAGTGGATAGTACTGACTTCGTATAGTAGACCATTGGTTTCTAAATCAAAAATCGCTATTCGTTTCATCTTCAAAGTCCTCAAAGTCTTCTTCAATTAATTCAATTCTTCCCGTTTCGTGGTTGTAATTAAGTGTGTCTGCTTTGCCTAAGTTACCCCCGAACCTGTTCTTTAGTACTCTTATCTTTATCCTGTCCCCTGCTTCTTCTGATTGTGCATCTCTCTCTAAGCCTATCACTCCATCTGATAACTGAGCAATAGCACCTGAACCACGTAGCTGACTAAGTGTAATCTGAGCACCATCTTCGTGTCCCTTATCACCACTAGCTCTCCTTAAGTGGGATATAAGTAGCATACCTACCTGAGTCTCCTCAACAATAGACCTAAGCATAGTCATTAGGTTATCAATAGACCTTCTCTCGTCTCCTCCTTCCATCCCTGAGATAACAATAGAGATGTGGTCAAGTACAATAAAGTCTACACCACAGTTGTGAATCATCACTCTAATCTTAGCCATCAGGTTCTCTGTTTCAATAGAACCGAAGTGGTCATAGAGATACAGTCTGTCCTTACCGATAGTTTCAGCCCAAGCTTCTTTCTCTTCTTCAGGTGTGAGTTCGTTGTCAAAGAACAAAGGCTTCTTAGAATACATACCAAGGAAGGAAGTAAGAGTACGTCTCCAGTTCTCTTCTAGTGCTATGTATCCAATCTTCTTTTCTTGCTTAAGCATCAGGTCATATGCAATCTCTCTGACTACTGTTGATTTACCCATACCTGAGCCAGCAGTAAAAGTAACAAGCTCCCCTTTGCGTAGCCCTTTGAACATATCATTAAGCTTAGGATAAGGGTAGTCACAAGTTTCAAATACTTCTTTATCCTTGTACTTCTCCCATAGGTCTGAGCCATTTAGAATACCATCTGGTCTCCATTCCTTAGCTTCATAAGTAGCACTAACAACCGCAGCCTTGCCCTCTGCAAGTAGTAGTTCATTAGCATCTTTGTAGGTTGTCTGTACTACTTTACATTTGCCAGGGGCTAGTAGTGGCATCACTGCTTCTACTGCATCCTTCCCAGGTTGGTCATTATCGAACCACAAAAGAATAGTATTAAATCCTTCTAACCACTCTAAGTTATTCTTGATTACTTTGGAAGCTGACTGAGCTCCATTAGGTAAGGATACAACGGGGTACTTAGAACCAAAGGCTTCTGCTACTGAGAGGCAATCAATCTCACCTTCAGTAATAATAACCTGTCGTCCTTTGTCCCTCCATAAATTTTTACCATAGAGGGTGTTTACCTTTCCTCGTATCTTAAATGTTTTATCGGGGTATCTTAACTTCTGTCCTACTAAGTCTCCGTTACTATCAAAGTAATCAGCTACTTGTGTTTTAGAGTCTTGCACAGTTGCAATGTGGTAGCCATACTTTCTACAAGTATCCTTGCTAATCCCTCGTTTACGAAGCTCTTCTTCATAAAGACGCTCAAAAATAAGA